AATGAGCGACGAACGGTTTGCCGGCTACGGTTGGAAGCTGACGGACGCCGACGTTGGCAGGTTGCTGGCGGCATGGGAATCGCAGGAGCGGTTTCTGAACGCGCGGGGCCGGGTGGCCGGGAAACTGCCGATGCTGGAGTACCGGCCGGGGGAGGCAAGTGGTTGAGCGCCCGCTTGCCATCGACCTGTTCTGCGGCCTTGGCGGATGGACCGATGGCCTGCTTGCGGAGGGTTTTGACGTGATCGGCTTCGACATCGAGCGGCACGAATACGGCGACCATCGCTACCCGGCGCAACTGGTGGTTCAGGACGTGCTGACGCTGCATGGCTCGCAGTTCCGGGACGCGGCGCTGATGGTGGCGAGCCCGCCGTGCCAGGACTACAGCTACATGGCGATGCCGTGGAGCCGGGCGAAGGCGAAGGCCGCGGCTATCCTGGCCGACGAAACCGGCAGGAAACTGGCGGAGCTTAACCGGCTGTTCGATTCCTGCTTCCGCATCCAGCGCGAGGCGTGCGAGGCGGCGGGCCGGCATATCCCGCTGGTGGTGGAAAACGTGCGCGGCGCGCAACGGTGGGTAGGGCGGTCGCGGTGGAACTTCGGCAGCTTCCACCTGTGGGGCGACGTGCCGGCGCTGATGCCTGGGACGATGAAGGCGCATAAAAATCCCGGCTTTCGCTTCGACGGTTCGGGCCGCAGTTTCCAGACGGAGAGCGTGAAGAACGCGGGGCACATCAACCGCCGGGACGGGCACGGCCACACGCGGCACCTGACGAACCCGGCGGAACACGGGATAAAACAGCACGGGTCGGGGCGAGAATGGTTTGCAGGGGACGGTAAAATATCTCGTATCACCAGTAGCAAGAGCCCGGCCCGAAAATTCGCCAGCGCCATGATAGCCAAAATCCCGCTGACGCTGAGCCGGCATATCGCGTCGGTGTACCACCCCGAGGCCACCCGATGATGTACGCGCTGTTCAAGGGCGAGGAGCGGGTGAGCGAGGCACATGCAACCCGCGAGTCGGTTTTTCGCTTCGCCCATTGGACGGCGGACGCGACGGATAGGGTGGCGGCAAAGCCGGATGAGTTAATGCCTTACGTCCTCAAGCCCGGCTACAGCATCAGGGAGATAGCCGATGACTGACGATGTTGGCGCATATTTCATTTCGCGGTACGGCGCTGCGATCCGGGCGAAGATGGAGGAGAAAGATGGCCCGTAAGATAACGCTATATCGTGACGACAGCACGGCGCAGGTCGAGTACGCGCCGGTGAAGCACTGGTTCTGGACGGCGGGCAATACGGTGCTGGTCATCGCCCGCATCACCAACACAGTCACCGGCGCGCATGAATATATTCACTGGCCGCGCGAACGGTTCTGCTGGTTCAAGGACAGCGGGAAGGAGGAGAAGCGGGATGCAGACGATATTTGAAAAACTGGCAAAGTGCGAAACGGCAGCAGAGGTTGAGCGCCTGTTGCATGGCAACTTCGCAGCAATACATGACACGAGAACCCATGTGGCGGTGCCGAGGGAGCCGACGGAAAACATGCTGTACAGAGGTTATACGGCAACCGGCGTTTCTGGTGAGGCGCTTTTAATCACAGAATTGCGGCAGGGTTACAAAGCCATGCTCGCCGCCGCAGAGGACACCGGCCATGACTGACAGGGCACCGTTGATGCCCGAGCCGACTGCGCGCGACTGGCCGGAAGATTTCGACGAAGAAAACGGCTGCTACCTGAGTATCTGCTGTTCTTGTTTCAAACTGTTTTACGGCCACAAGCACCGCTCGACCTGTAAGGAATGCCACGATGACTGACCGGGCGGAACTGATATCAAGGTTGGAGGCGCAAATCGGGATTGGCCTAGCATCTCATTATGCACGGCAATTGATGACTAAAGCTGCCGACGCCCTCGAAGCCGACGCCAAGCTGAGAGCCGAGTTGTTCAATGCCATAAAACACGGGGACCTGGAACACCAAGACTGGCTTGAACGGGCTATCGCGGACCATTTTGCCGGACGAACGGTAGAGCGTCCGCGAGGCAAGGGGAGCGCAGAGCGAATAGCCGAGTTGAAAGCGGAAAACGAGCGGCTGCGTACCGCGCTTACATACTATGCCGACCATGAATCAGACGGCGGCGTTATAGCTCAAGTATTGCTCACCGAATTAGGTGCCCGCGCCGCCCTCAACCGGAAAGCGAGGTGATGCCCTATGCCTGACCGAATCAAAAAAGTCTGGTGCTTTCTTTTCCATTGGCGCGATCAGGACGTGTGGGCACCTAGCGGCTGGCATTGTCGAAAATGCAACCGGGTGTGGGTATGGTTGCGATAGGAGCCGCCATGATCGACGAGGCCGAAGCCGCGATTCTGGATGCCGAGGCCCGGTTGCGGGCGTCGAGGAACAAGACCAAGCGCGAGCAGTTCCGGCAACTGCGCGTGGCGATGGGCTTCCGCGACGATCTGCCGGCCCGTGAGCGCCCGGGAGCGGCGGGGGTAGGCCCGACACCCGAAACACGCATGAAGCGCCGCTACGACACGATAACCCGGCTTGGCGAGCGGCTTAACGCGCACCAGCACCGGGCGGCTGACGAGATACGCGCGGTATTCGAGGCCATCGAGACCTCGTTGATGCCGCCGCGCGCGGACAACCACGGCGACCTCGTTGACTGCTCGCGAAAGCCGCGTGACGCCATCGACCGCATGCCGCCGCACATCGCGCAGGCATGGGAGCGCCGGTACATCCCGTGGACGCGGCAGGTCCATCGTCCGGCGCCGGCCCGGAGCTACGTCACCGTCGGCGGGCTGGTCATGGCCGTGGCGATCGACAACGCGGCGCTCAAGTGGTGCGAGGCGCACTGGCGCATGAACCGGGGATCGGCTTTCGACGTGCTGTCGGGGGCGCTGAACGAATATGCGGTGATCGCCGGGTGGGAGCGAAAAAACGCTTGACCCGGCTTGCACCGTGAGACTACCCTTTTTCCTTAGTTTCGGAATTGTGCCCGGGCGGGAAACTGCGCCGGGTTTTTCATGCGTGCAACTTCGGCAACCGTCGCTCAACCAGCGCCTTCATAAGCACCTGAGCCGGGCCGGGGATATCCCGCTGGCCGTCCTCCCACCGGCGAACGGTACGCCCCGCTACATGGAGCAGCGAGGCGCATTCGTTGAGGGACAGGCCCAGCGCGAAGCGGGCGGCGCGGAATTCGTGGCGGGTCATTTTAGAGAATACCGTTGGCCTTCAACGCGCGGTGTTCATTTTCGGCCATTTCGGCACCCGCTGCGCAAGAGTCGGGGGCACGCGCGGCGAGTGCGCCAAGGCGAAGCGTTAGTTCGACTAGTTCTCGTTTGGACATATCCCAAAGCGGCATTGCTCTAGATTGCCCAGCGAACCCGCCCATTCGCCGCGCTTTTGCTATTGATTTATCGATATGTAGGCTTGTCATCGTCGGTCTCCTTTCGGCGGGCGCCATCGCCCGGTTGGGGCCGCGGGTTATGCTGCGGTGTGGTCGGTAAAATATTTGTAGGCGTAATTTCTGGCTTCTTCGGTGCCCCGACCGTGGTTGGCAAACAGGCGGGCGAAAGAAACGTCAGCGCCGTCGTCGCCCGTCTTGCGGATTTTTTCGAGGGTCGCTTTCAGCATTTCAAGGGTTTGAACTTGGGGCAGAACATAAGCCATCGGTTTCTCCTCATCGGGCATGATCGCCCGGTTGAATTTTGGTTAGACGGTAGCGATAATTTCGCCCGTCTCTGCATCTATAAGACAGTCATATTCCCGCTCTGTCCGTTGGCGCGCTTTCCAGAATTCAATGATTTCTTCTGGCGTCATCGTTCGGGCCATTTCGGGCGTGAATTCAATCATTTAACATCTCCCATCGGGGCGGGCACCGTCGCCCTACACCCGTAATATAGTGACCATTGGTCACAGTTGCAAGCCCCTTGTTTGAGAATTTTCGCGAGGTGCCATGCCGATCTATTTGGCGGAACTGATCGGCGACGGGCGCAGCGAGGCGACGGCGTTCCGGCCTCCGGTTGACGGCGTTGGCGCGCAAGGCAGCATGGGGCTGGGCGGACCAGCGATATGCTGGACCAGCGATGAGGTGACGGGCGAACGGCGGCTGTTCAAGCTGGGCGATCTGCCCGATGAGACGCTGACCCGGCGTCAACTTGGCGAACTGGAAACGCGGCTTGGGTTGCCGGCGCTGCAGGAAACCGGGCTCGGCGCGGTGGTTCACGAAATCCGCCAAAAGTACGCCGCCAACCTCGGGCTGCGGCCCCTGGGCCTGCGGTGGGAAACGGAAACGCGGCCTCTGCCGCCCGGGGCCTTGCCGAGGGTCCGGCGCATCGCCATCGGCAAGATGGTGCTGTTTCAGACGGGCACGGCGGAAGTGCGCGATCACCGGACGATCATCGGAGCCGATAATTTCGACAGCCTTGGAACCGGCGACCTGCATGGTCGAACTATGGTTCCTACCAGCATCGGCACGACATGGACAGGTGCGCCCACGACCGGCGGCATGGTAGGCGATGGCTCGGGAGGTGTCGTTCCGACCTCCGGCAACGATGAGGGCTGGTACGACAGCGGCGTCAACAGCTTCTACGAGCAAATAAAATATCACCCGAACAACGCCGATAACCGCTTCGGCATCCAGAGTTATCTGACGGGCGAGAGCCACAACGGCGCGACCCCGACCGGCTATCACTGCAACATCCAGCCGAACCCGAACGTCATGCGACTGTTCGAACGCACCTCGGGTAGCTTCAACAAGACCGGCGAGGACCTGACGACCACGCTGCCGAACAATGCACAATCGACATGGCGGCTGGAAATCCAGAACGGCACCAGCGAGGACCTATACGCAGACATCGGCAGTGGCATTACGCTGATGCTGCACGGCACCGACGGCACCCACACGGTCGAGAGCCACAGCTTCACCCAATTTCTGCTGCAAACCACTGGGCCGGTGTTCGATGATTGGGAAGTAGACGACTTGACGGCGGCGGGCGGCCCGCTTGTTCAGGCGTACCACCACCGGCACCATAACAGGGCGGGCTGATGATTCTGAAACAGGCCACGGCCGTCGATGTCCTGATCGGGCCGTTCGTCGACATCAGCGACGGGGCGGCGGCGGAAACCGGGGAAAGCCCGAGCGTAAAGCTATCGAAGAACGGCCAGGCGCTGGGGGCGAAGAACGACGCCACGACGCCGGTCCATGATGCGGACGGGTATTACAACTGCGAACTCGACGCGACGGACACCGACACGGTAGGCACGCTGGTTCTGACGGTTGCGGCGTCGGCCACGGCCCTGCCGGTCCGGCATGAATTCCAGGTGGTCGAGGAGGATACCTACGAGTTCCTGTACGCCTCGGGTTCGGCGCCGGACACGGATATCGCGGCAATTCTCGGCGACACCAACGAATTGCAGACCGACGATATACCGGGCACGCTGGCGACGATCGCGGCGTTCGTCGACACCGAGGTTGCGGCGATTCTGGCCGTGGCCAACAACCTGCCGGACAGCGGGGCGCTGACCAGCCTTGCCACGGCAGCGGCATTGGCAACGGCGCAAACCGACCTCGACACCATTACCGGGTCGGATGGCGTTACGCTCGCGACGGCGCAGGCGCTTTACGCCCCGGCGAAGGCCGGCGACAACATGGGGACGGTGTCAGCAGTCACCGGCGGCGTCAACACGGCGGCGGGCACGATCACGACCCTTGATGGTCTGGACACGGCGCAGGACAGCCAGCACGCGACGACCCAGGGCAAGGTGGACACGGTGGACGGCATAGCCGACAACCTCGTGCTGGGCATTATCTTCGGCTCGGCCGCGACCGGCACGCTGAGCACGACGCAGGCCACCAGCGACCTGACCGGATACGCGGATGACCAACTCATAAGCCGGATCATCACGTTTACGAGCGGCGCCTGCGAAGGCGAGTCGAGCGACATCACCGATTACGCCAATACCGGCGGGCTGCTGACGTTCACGGCTCTGACCACGGCCCCCGGCAACGGCGACACGTTCAAGATCACGTAATGGCGATATCGGCGAACAGGGTCACGCGGCTGGGCCATTACGGGGGCATGGACAGGCCGAACGCCGGTTTCGGGGGCAAGACCGAGCAGACGGTTACGCCCGCGGCCAGTTCGACGCAGATGATCAAGGACGTTGGCCGGATGATGAACCCTTAACCCTGCCGAGCAAGTCCCGGATCAGGCGGTACCGTTCCTCTAGTAGCTCGGCACACTCGGCATCGATACCCGCAGGGATATTGAATTGACCGTTAAGCCATCGTCTAACAGTCCGGTCGGCAACGCCCAGACGGTTGCTCAGCGGTACTTGGTAGAGCTTACCGTACAGGGCGCGGCCGATCCGGTGGAGTAGTTCGGGTGTCATGCGACGGGCACACGGTGCCGCGACCATTTGACGGGATATTCGGGGCAATTTTCCCGATATTCACGGGCGCGTCGCATGATCTCGCGGTGGCTGTCTTCGGATATCTCGTGTTCCCATCCGTCGCCATAGCCGTAATTAACGAAAAGCCGGTATTCGTCCTTGGTTTTACGTTGGTACATCGTTCAATCTCCTATTCGGACTCCATTTTCCGAGTGAACAGGGACTATTCCCTAGTGACACTCCTAATATATGTCCGCCCGACCGGACATTCAACAGATTATTGGATTAATCCGCATACGGAACGAAACATGGCAAAACGCAAAGGCACCCTGTGCGAGACCGAGGAAATGCTGGATACAGCAGAGTCCAGGGGATTGCCGCATCTTCAGCCCAAGCAGCTGGCCTTCGTGCTGGGCCTGTGCGACGGCCTGTCGGCATATGAATCGTATTGCCAGTCCTATGACACGTCCGGCGGACATGCGGCCCGCGTCCACTCGACACAACTTTTGCAGGACGATAAGATCGCTTGCTGGCTCAAGACCGCAAGAGAACTGGCGCTGAGCACCGGCATGAGAAGCCTGGAAGGCCACTGGCAGGAACTCGAAGGCCTCGCAAGACGCGCGGAAAACGCCGGAAACTATGGCGCAGCAGCCCAACTGCTCATACACAAGGGCAAGAGCCAGGGACACTACGTCGAGCAGACACGCGACATGACGGACAGGGATGACGAGGCGGTGCTGGAGCGTGCACGGGCGTTGTTTGGTCCGGATATCGAACGGGCGTTCAAGGAACAGCTGTCCGGCAAGCCCACAAGCCATTGAAATACGGGGCGTTTTCGCGGTTACGCGTCGTAATCACCATTATGCGACAACGGTATGCAAGGATATCAACGACTTAGCGGCACCGGGCGTTGGTTATCGCGCAACAGACCGGTTGGTATGGCGGAAAACAGCGGTTTCCGGCCGGTCGGAGGGGCCGGGGCACCCCCACCCCGCCGGACACGGTTTCGGGTTCCACCCCCATTTTACCGGCGGTTTTCAAACGGCCCTCGTAATCTACGCGTAAGTTACGGCCCGTAATCTACGTAAGTTACGCCTTGCCCCCGTAAGTTACGCGGCGTAATCTACGGCATGGACATCCGATGTAACTTATGCGGGGCAAGATATGACCACCGGCAAGAGCACACGTGCGCGGCTGGAGGGCCGGTCAAAGTGGGCGGCGATTCAGATGCTCGCCGACGAGATCGACAGCCTGCGGACGGAGATGGCGGACATTTGGGGGGCGAGTCTGGCGGAGCCGACAGCGGACAGCCCCTCCCCCAGGCCGAGCGCAACCGGCGCTGGCGGGCCAGGAACCGCGAGCGGTACAACGCCTACATGCGGGAGTGGCGGCGTCGTAAGCAGCCCTGATGTGCTCGGGGGGGAGCCCCGGGTAGACGGCACGCGCATCCCGGTGCGTGCGGTCAGGTCGTTTTATGAGGATGGCTATACCAACGATCAGATCGTCAAGGAATATCCGACGCTTACAAAATGGCAGGTTCACAACGCATTGATGTGGTCATTTGCCCATACCACTTCTCTGCCGGACGACGAAATAAGCCGTCTGGCTGAGGTGGCGCGGAACGCGGCGCAATACGATGGCGTCATGGACGCCCGCGACCAATGGGTAAGCAACTGGCCGGAGATCGTCCGCGCCGTTCTGGATGCCCGGCGATGAGCGTTGTCGGCTTTCCTAAGCCGGAACGTCTGATATTCGCCTGCGGCTGCGGTTGCTCGACCCTGTTCCTGTATGACAACGGGAACGCCGAATGCCCGTCCTGCGGCACTCCCCACGAAGGGGCGTGGAAGGTGCCGGCCGACATCGAGATCGTTGATGTCGAGACCAGCGAACAACACAAGATGGGCGAGCCCGTCGATATCATGAAGGCCCGGTTCATCCGCATGATGGATCAGGAAGGGTTGCTGGCCGCCGTCCAGTTTTTCAATGACGGGCGGGTTAACAGCGTCATTCTGGATCGTCAGGCGGACACCGACAAGCAGAAGGCATGGTGGCGGCGCGGCGTTGTCTATTTTCTCAGGCAGGTGTTTCTTATGACCGGTGAACAGCAAGGAAACTGACATGGCGACAGTACAGATAGCCGAATACGAGGACATGGCCGAGGACGCGCGGGGCGAGCCGGTCGCGGCGGGCATGGAGCCGAGGGTGACGCAGCAGACGGTGACGTACACGACCTCGACGCAGACCGCGGCGCTGAACAGACGGACGCGGTTCGTGCTGATCACCACGGACGGGACGAAGGCGCATTTCCGGGTGGGGGTTAATCCCACCTCGACGGCGGCGGACCCGCACGTGGCGGCCAACGGCGCGCTTTTCATCGGTGTACGGCCCAACCTCGTCCGGGGCGGGACGCTGGAAATCGCATTTTACGACGGGAGTTCGTGATGGTCGGCATGATGGGCGGCGGCGGGGGCACGGATTCCCTGTCCATGGAGTCGATGGTCGAGTATCTCCGCGACCCGGAGCGGATGATACGGACCTTCGACACGTGGAAAAAGGAACGGGCTTCCCATGAAGAGCATCTCCGCAAGGCGCGGGCGGGGATCGGCGAGGCGGAGGCCCGGGCGGCGGACATCCTGGACCGCGCCGGACAGGAAGCCTCGCGCGTGAAGGCGGAGGCCCAGGCGGAGGCCCGGAACGCGCTGACCGATGCCGGGGACAAGGCTCGCGAGTTGCAGGAACGCGCGTCCGCCGACCGTGACGCGGCGGCCACCGCCCTTGCCGCGGCCAGCACCGCCGAACGCGAGGCGCGCGCCAAGCTGGCGGAAGCCGAGAGCCAGGCCGCAGACGCGGTGAAGGCCCGGCAGGCGGCGGAGGCCGAAACCGCGCTCGCCCGCAAACTGGTTTCGGACATGAAGGCGGTGCTGGCCGGCGCATGAGCATCCTGTTCTGCACCCCCTGTTACGGGGGACAGGTGACGATGCCGTTCATGGAGTCCTGTCTGGCCCTCCAGCGGGACCTGACGGAAGCCGGGGTCGGGCACGATTTCCTGTTCGGAGCCAACGAGAGCCTTGTTCAAAGAGCCCGGAACACGCAGGCCACGACGTTCCTGAAAACCGGGTTCCGGAAGATGATGTTCATCGACGCGGACATCGAGTTCGATCCCGAGTCCGTGGCCCGGCTCTGGAATCTGGACGCTGACGTAGCCGTTGGCCTGTACCCGATGAAGAAGGAAGGGTGCCCTTTAGCTGCATGGGTCGGCGGCAGGATGATTGACCTCAAGGACTGCCCGGACCAGCCGTTTCCCGTCGATTACGCGGGCACCGGGTTCATGATGATCGACCGCCGGGTATTCGAGCGTTTCCAGGCCTCGTATCCCGAACGGTGGCATGACGAGGGCATCGTGGGCATGAGCTTCGCGTACTTCAATCCCCGGGTCGAGCGGTTCGGCAAGCGGGAGTCCGGCGCCGACGACCGGGTTTACCTGTCCGAGGATTACAGCTTCTGCCGGGACTGGCGGACCCTCGGCGGCGAGATACTGGCCGATCCCGGCATAAAGCTCACTCACTGGGGCGTGCATGCCTACCGGGCTTGAATGGCTCGTGGATTACGGCCTTCGGGAAGGCGACTTTCCGGACGTGGCCGGCACGTATTCGGGGCTGCTGGTTATAGCCGGCGGCGGGGCCTGCGTCTGGGACGATCTGGAGCGGCTGGGTTGCCGGTGGGACATGCACCGGGGCTGCGTGCGGGTGCCGGACGGAGACCTCATGTGCGTCAACTCCATCGGCATGGACATGCCCGGCGAGGTCGTTCACTGGTACGCCAACGGAGCCAGGGACCTTCGGGCATGGGCCGCCGCGAGACGGCCCGAACACCGGCAGTTGTGGGAGCAGAACCTGTCCCGAAGGCCGATCCACTATCATTCGTGCAACGCGGGCTTCGGAACCTGCTGGCCGGTTCCGGGTCATGGAAGCTCGGGCCTGAATGCCTGTCTCGTGGGCATGGGGCTGGGATACGAGCGCGCCGTCCTGTGTGGAATTCCGGTCGATGACAGCCCGCACTACCACGACCCGCCGTGGAGAGCGTGCAACTTCACCCGCGAGTCGCCGGACAAGTACTGGGAGCGGGCGAAGACGAAGTGCTTCAAGGGCCGGGTCAGGTCGATGAGCGGAAGAACGAGGGAGATGCTTGGTGAACCTTGAAAGCTGGCTGCTGGCCGCCATCCTGTTTTTCCAGTTCGGGACGTTCTTCCTCATGTGGCGGGTGTCGGTACACGGGCGGAAGATGAACCGCGGGCGGGCGATCATCGTCAACGGCAAGGAACAGGAGCGTGACTGAGCCGATCCTGCTGATGACCTGCCCCCGATCCGGGTCCTCGATGACCGCCGGCCTGTTTCATGTCCACGGGGTCTGGGCCGGGACCTGCCGGCCGGGCGACGAATGGAACCCGAAGGGGCATTTCGAAAACCTGCCGGTCAAGAACCTGATCAAGAAGCAATGGCACCGGTCGATCGTCAACAAGGGCGTGCTGGCGAAGCGGCTGCCGGGGTTCCGGGAGGCCGTGGAAACGGCGATCCGCGGCGACGGGTACGACGGGGGGAAATGGCTGTGGAAGGGGTCCGCGCTCTACTGGCCGGCGTTTTTCGAGTTCGACCCCACGTGGATCACCGTCCGCAGAAACCGGGAGTCCACGGTCCGGTCCTGCATCCGCTCGGGAATGCTCGACAGCCGGAGAACGGGCGAGACCATCGACATCCATCACCGGGTCATGGACGAGCTCAATGCCCGGGGCGCGGTCGAGGTCAGGACCGACGAGCTGGTAGCCGGCGAGTATTCATCGCTTGAACGCGCGCTGGATCGCTGCGGCATCGAAATGGACCGGGAGAAGGTGCGGCAATGGATAGACCCGGGGGCATGGCATTATGTGGCTGCTGACGACCCGGGGGCGTCAGAAGGAGGCCCAGCGCCTGCTTGACGCCTGCGCGGAGACCATGACCCAGAAGGCCGTCTGCTACGTTGACGGCGGGTCGTATCCGGGCCTGCGCCTCCCGCCCAACTGGACGCTGGTCGAGAACGAACAGAACATCGGCGTCGGCCCGGCGATGGCCTGGTTTTACGAAAAGCATCCGTATTGCCGGTATTTCGGGTGGCTGGCCGACGATTTTCTTCCGATAACCCCGGACTGGGACCGGAGGATTACCGAGGCGGCGGGCACCGGGCGGATAGCCTACTGCCATGACGGCCGCCGGCCGCCCGGCAGCCTGTCGAATCCGGACTGGATCACCTCGGCCTTCGCCATCGGCGGCGATCTGGTGAGGGCCGCGGGCTGGCTTTCCCCGCCGGGATTGCGGCAGGCGGGCATCGACAGCGCATGGAACCGGATCGGGCGCCGGTACGGGCTGATGACCTATCTGCACGATGTCCGCGTCGATCACCTGCACTGGAAAAACGGCAAGCGCCCGAGAGACGCGACGGACAACGACATCCGCCGGGAAGCGCCGCTCTGGCAGCGGTATCTGCGGGACGAGGAAATACCGGCGATGACCAGGGTGGGGGCGTATCTTGATCGTACTCGTCAGGCAGGGCACGAAGTTCGGGCCTGAATATGTCGCGAAGCTCGCCAACCAGGTACGGGACCGGGTGGTCACGCTCACCGACCAGCCGGACACGCCGGGCGAAACCCGGGCGCTGAAGCACGGCTGGCCGGGCTGGTGGGCGAAGCTCGAGTTGTTCTCTCCGGAACACGACGGCCTCAAGCCTTTTACGTTTCTGGATCTCGATACGTTCGTGTTCGGCGAAATCCCGGACTACGAAGACCGGTTTTTGATGATCCGGGACTTCAACTTCCCGAACAAGCGCGCGTCGGGGGTCATGCGCGTTTCACGTGAAACCCGGGTCTGGGAACACTTTCTTTCCCGCCCGCGGCAGCACATGGACGTCCATGCCGGCGATCAGGACTATCTCGGGCCGTTCGCCGACGGGTTTCTGCCGATGGACGGCATCCGTTCGTATAAGAAGCACTGCCGCGACGGGCCGAAGGGAACGATCATGTGCTTTCACGGCCGGCCCAAGCCCCATGAATGCACGGGTTGGGCGAAGGAGTACTGGGATGCCGCGTGACGAGGCCATTCAGGTTCTGAAGGCCCTCGAAAGGCGGGTCCGGGAAACCCGGCTCTACCGCTACCGGCCGTTCGGCCACCCCGACACGCTCTGCCCCGACGGGGGGCTCTGGAAAAAGAACGCATGGGGCGGGTGGTCGAACAAGCCGTGGCAACTGGATTTCCACAACGCGGGGGCGAAGTACCAGGAACGGGGGCTGATCAGCGCCAACCGGGTTGGCAAGACCGAATGCGCGGCGGCCGAGACCGCGGTTCACCTGACCGGCGAATACCCGGACTGGTGGGAGGGACGGAGGTTCGGCGAACCCGTGCTGGCGTGGTGCGGGTCGGTCACGAACGAAGCATCGCGGGACATCGTTCAGAAGGCCCTTATGGGCGGCATGGGCGAAGACCTCGGCACCGGGTACGTGCCCAGGAGAAGGATACTCGGCAAGCCCCGGACCCGGCAGGCCGGCATCGGCGACGTGATGGACACGGCCAAGGTCCGGCACGTTTCCGGGGGCGTGTCACAGGTCATGTTCAAGACCTACGACCAGGGCTGGCGAAAATGGCAGGGCACGGCCCCGCACCTGGTCTGGCTGGACGAGGAACCGGACGACCTGATGATGAACGAGCGCCGGATATTTACCGAGGCGCTGACCCGGATTCTTTCCTCGCACGGGGTGTTGCTGGCCACTTTCACCCCGCTTCTGGGGGCGACGACTCTCGTGGATCACTTCATGGAAGGCGGGCCGGGGATATTTCTCGAAACCGCGACATGGGACGACGCGCCGCACCTAGACCGGGCGGAACGCGAGCGGCTGATGCAGTCCTATCCCGAGCACGAGCGCGAAACCCGCGCCCGCGGCGTGCCGATGATGGGCGAGGGCCGGGTATTCACCACCCCCGAGGAGGAAATCCGGGTCGCGTGGTTCGAGCCGCCGGATCATTTCGCCCGGATCAAGGGCATCGATTTCGGGATCGACCACCCGGCCGCGGTCGTGGATATCGCGTGGGACCGGGACCGGGACATCCTGTACGTCACCCGCTGCTGGCGCGAGCGGGACTGCGAGGTGTCGGAACACGCGGCGGCCATCAACGAGGTCGAGCCCTGGGTTCCGGTGAGCTGGCCGCATGACGGCACGTCGCGGGAGAAGTCCAACGGCGTGAGGCTGAAGGACCAGTACGCCCCGTACCAGGTCCGGCTGCTGGGCAAGTCCGCGAGATACCGGAACGACACCGGGGGCGGCCAGCCGGTGGAGCCGATCATCCTCGAAATACAGGAACGCGCGCGGGACGGGCGGCTGAAGGTGTTCGCCGGATGCACGGAGTTTTTCGACGAATGGCGGAACTACCACCGCAAGGACGGAAAATTGACAAAAACCCGTGACGACGTTCTGAAAGCCTGTTTCTACGCGGTGATGATGAAACGCTACGCCGTTCCGAGAATGCGGCGTTCGCGCCCGCAGCCGGCGGCCGGCGCGGTGAGCGTGCGGCTATGAGCGAGGCCCTCCGCAAGAACCACCCGGAACTGATCCAGGCGTTCGAAAAGGTCGGGTTGCGGAAGGTTCACATGGAGAATTCCCGGCACGGCGAACTGACGCTGTGGGACGGGTACGTGAAAACCCCGCACGTCGATTTGCAACGGTTCGACGTGAAGGAAGGCGACTACCGGTCGGGCTGCTACGCGACGTTCTGGGTTTACACGAAGGGCGACCGGGATTCGCCGAACGCCATGTGCGGGTTCGCGCTGTTCGACCAGTTCCACAATGCCGGGTTCCCGATTGCCGAGCGGCAGGCCATGAGGGTCCGTTCCCTGGTGCTCAGGGCGAAGGAAGAATTCGAAACCGCCGAGAAAATCCGGCAGGAGGAACGTCATGGCGTCTCGGGATGACGTTCGCGAGATCGAGGCGGAGGCGAAGGTCCGGAGAAAACGGAGGTTCGATGCCCGCGACTGGGACACGATAGCCGAGTATGTGTGCGACGAATATCACCGCCGCAAGACTGGCCGGGGCGATCTTGAAAAGCACTGGGACGACATCGACCGCCAGTTGGCGATGGAGCCGAAAAACACGATCAAGAAAGACCCGCGCACGGGGAAGAACATTGCCGGGCGGGAATGGATGTCCGAGATGGAGCTACCCCTTCAGGCCCAGACGCTGGAGGTCCTGACCGCCGACTCCCGGAGGATGCTGTTTCCCGATTCCGGGCCCTGGTATCGGCCCCATGCCCAGACGACCGACGAATATCTCCAGCGTGTCGAATTCGCGTCCCTGATTACCGGCGATCAGCTCGAAGTCCCGTCGAAGATCAACCAGGACAACGCCGACAAGCTGGTGGAGGGGTTCGGCAACCATCTTCGCCGGCAATACGATTTCTTCGGCAATTACGACCACATCAACGCCGAGGCCTTCAAGTACGGAACGGGAATAGGGCGGGCGCGGCTGGTTTCGAAGACCGTGCAGATGCGCACCGCGCGGGGGGTGATGAGCGAAACCGCGCGCATCCCCATGCTGCTTCCCCAGTCGATCCGCTGCACGTACCTGGACGACCGCGCCCAGCATGTGATGAACGAAGGGCTGGTTCTGGGGCCGGGGATCATCAAGTGCGGTTCGGCCGGGTACGAGGATATCGTTCTGGCCGCGGTCCGCGGCAGCGACGATCCGGACTCGATGGAAGGCGGGTGGATGCCGCGGGGGATCAAGGGCCTCCAGCCGGACGACAAGGGCAACGTCACGCTCCTAGAGTACGAAGGCGACCTGGTGGTGCCGAGAAAGACCACAACCAGCCTCGTCATCCGGGGCGCGATCGTGACCGTCTGCCTCGGGACGGAAGGCAGGAAGGGGGTCATCCGCTTCCGGTTCCGGAAAACGCCGTACCCGAGCTACGTGGTTCACCCGTATCACGTCGAGGATCTGGCGTCGGCCTACGCCACGTCGCCGCTGATGAAGGGCCGGCCCATCCAGATCGCGGCCACCGAAGCCCTCAACCGGCTGATGGACTCGGCGATGCTCAAGGTCGCGCCGCCCGTTGGCTACGAGCGCGACGACGCGGTATTCGCCGCCGACGGCGGGCCGGCGATCAAGCCCTTCGCCCAGTGGGCGACCACCGACGAGGTGAAGGTCTACGACAAGATCGGCGGCGATCTGGCGCCCATGCTTCAGGTGTATCTCGGGCTTTTGCAGCAGTACGCGAACATGACCGGCGTCAACGCGCCGAGACTCGGAGCGCAGACGGTTTCCCATACCACGGCCTTCGCCAAGGAAGCGGAGATCAACCGGGGGGTGGTCAGGACCGTCGATTACGTCCGGGCGACCGGCCACGGCCCGGTCACGCAATGGCTGTACATGGAATACGACATGGGCCGCCGGTCGATGACCGGGGAGCAGAGCTTTTACGTGGACGCCTATGGCGGGTTCGTGACGGCCGGGAAAACTCACCTGCCCGAGAAATGCGCGTTCGAATGGTTCGGTTCCGGCGGCCCGGCCGAGGAAGAGCAGAAGCGCCAGCGCCGCCTGCAATCCCTGCAACTGGCCTTCCAGGTAGACCAGTTGAACATTCAGGCGGGGGGCAGGCCGGTGCTGATCGGCTCGCCGCTGCCGGTTGAAGCGATCCTGAGACAAGGCGGATGGGAGGACATCGATGCCATCACCGGAGGCGAAGGCTCTGCTGGAGCAACTGCGGAGCCATCCGGCGTGGCGGAGTCTGGTGACGACGCTGGTGCCGGAGCCACGATTGCCGCGCTACAGGAAATCGCAGGCGGACAGGGTTGAGGAAGCCCGCGCCACATGGATTTACTCGTCCGGTCTCTATGACCAGCACGAGAAATGGGTAGCGGCCCTTCTGGGGACCGTGAAAGAGACGCCGCCCGGACCGGACGGCTAGCCAAGGAGAAGCAGATGAGTGACGAAAAGACCGTGGTCGAGCAGGACGACAAGGCCGTTTCAGAGGAGACGGCGAAACCTGAAGACGCACAGGACGACGATCTGGATTCGCTGTTGAAAGAGTTCGAATCCGGATCGGAAACCAGGTCCGAAACCAAGGACGGCGATCAGGAGGACGCCCTTGCGACCAAGGTCCAGTCCCTTGAGGCGCGTCTTGCCCAGCAGGACTTTCAGGCTGTTGTGTCAAACGTCAGGGGAGACCTCGACGTTGATCCCGACTTCGTGGAAGGCTGGCTCGAGGCCAGGGCGCGAAAAAGCACATCCCTTGCGACCGCTTACGCCAACCGCCGGAACGACCCGCAGAAGTGGGCGAAGGTCGAGGCGAAGCTGAACAAGGAACTGGTGGGCATGTTCCCCAGGGTGGACAAGGAAGCTACGGAAGTCCACGACACGATCACGTCTTCGGTTCGGAGTGCATCAACCAGGACCGCCGAATCCGATGACGACACCCCGGCAGATATCGGCACATGGCCTCAGCACAAGTTCGAGGCGTGGGTGAAGGAGCAGGGGCGTAAGCACGGATAAGCGGTCGAAGGCATAGGAGGTAAAAATGCCTTTGACGATTACGGCCACGGACGTTGAACTTCAGAAACCCGTCAACGTGGCCATGTCGCAGACGTTCCTTCGCCGCGCGAAGCAGCTTCTGCCGTATTTCGTGGGTTCCATGCCCGGTCGCCTTAACAGGCAGGAAGGCACGGCCACGATCAAGTGGCGTCGAATCGAACAGGAGACGCCGACCACCTCCGCGTTGACCGAACTGACCGGCACTGCCGCGTACATGCAGGGCCGCAACGCCGACGTGCCGTCGTTCACCGACGTTACGGCGACGGTCGCCAAGTATGGCCAGTTCTACATCGTCAACGAGGAAGTCGACCTGTACAACCCGGCGGGGACCGGCACCGAACTGGTGGCCGTTCTCGGCGAGTCGGCGGGCCGTTCCCTCAACCAGCTCCAGCGCAACACGCTGGAGGACTCGGCAACGCAGCGTTACGCTTCGAATGTCGCGTCCGACGGGCTGGTGGGGGCGTCGTTGGCGGCGGGCGATCTCCAGCGCGTGACAAACGAGCTGTGGAACAACTCGGCCCGCACCTTCGGGGCGATGGCGACCGGTTCCCAGAACATCGGGACCGTGCCGATCCTGCCGACCTACTGGGCCATCTGCCATCCGCATGTCGCGCACGACGTGGCGGGGATCTCGGGTTTCCAGTCGGTCGAGAAGTATGCAGGGCAGGTTCGCACCGCGCCCGGCGAGTTCGGGTATTACGCCCGCGCCGGCCGCGGCGTGCGCTTCCTCGCTTCCGAGGATGCTTCGGTGGACGCGGGGTCCGGCGCTTCCGGCGCCGGGTCCGCGGACCTTCGCGGCACGTCGGATAACGCGAACCTGTATACGGTCTGCGTGTTCGGCATGGATGCGTTCGGCTCGGTCGGGCTGGGCCAGTCCATGACGGACGGGATCTTCGAAGCCGGTGACGACACCGGGGACTGGGAGATCATCATCCACGGGAAGGGTTCCGGCGGCACGTCCGATCCGTTCAACGAGATCGGCACCATCGCGTGGAAAACCTTCCATGCGTCGGCGGTTCTCAACGCGAACTGGTCGCGGGCCATCCGCGTCGGGGCGACCGACCTGACCAACTGAGCATGAGGGGCGGGGGAAACCCCGCCCCTTTTTTCCGGAGGCACCATGCAACTGAACAAGATCGAAGACCCGCGCGACCCGCTCTACCGGCTGTCCCGGAAGGAGTGCGAGTACGTCGCGCGCTGGCAGGGCATCGATGAAATCAAGCCCGGCATGCCGAAGCCGGTGATGATCGCGATCCTCAAGAACCACAAGGTCTTCGACATCCGGCAAATCGCGCTTCCCCGGCTCGGCTCCCAGCGTCCGGCCGTCACCCCGCCCTATCCGGAGTGGCTGGCGATGATTACCGGCAAGCCGCCGGAGCGGAACGACCCCGACCGCACGATCGAGGTGACGGAAGAACAGCTTCTCGCCGCGCAATTCAAGGTCGACCAGGCGAGGCCCCGGCCCCCGAGCCTGCTGGACATGAAGCGCGGGGAACTGATGAAGATGGCGGCGGGCAAGGGCATCAGGATCAGCATCCGCGACAGCAAGGACGACCTCGTGAGGAAACTGGCGCATGGCAAAGACGCTTCTTAACGCCGTCAACGAGGTGCTCAAGCGTGTCGATGTCATCGACACCGCCGGCGAGCTCACGACCCTGACGGACTCGCCCCGGCAGCTGCATATCGACAAGGCCGTGCAGGCCATCGGCGAAGGCGTTGACCAGCTGTATTCCATTGCCGGCGAACCCAGGCCCAACGGCATGGGCGAAGACACGATCACGCTTGTGACCTCGACGACCGCATACGCGCTCGCGGCCGACCTCGTGACCCTGATGTTCCCCTTCCGGGACGAGACGAACGGCCAGTACATCTTCGAATATCCGGGCGGGTATTTCCAGATGGAAACCGACCTCGCGATCACCACCTACACCGGCCTTCCGTATCTCGCGGCCATCCGCCCGACCGACGGGAAGCTGGTTATCGAGGCCTCGCCCGCGGCCGCCGACAACGGCAAGGTCTACCAGTACAACTACCGGAAGGACCTGACTTTGGACGAGGCGGCGGACACCGTGCCGTTCTCCGACGAGGTTTTCCGGGCGATGGTCCCGGTCTGGGCGGAAATCTGGCGGCGGCTGTCGCGGAGGGATGTCGATACGGAAATGATGGACCTCAGCTTCGCGCGCGCCGCGCGCGGCTTCCGGCAGCTGCCCGCGAGGGGCTCGTGGTTTCCGAAATAAAGCAGGAGGAGAACTCCTACGTACTCAGGTTCGGCGGCGGCATTCATTCACGGCCGCCGGAGGACGAGATCGACATCCGCGAATGCGCGACTGGCCGGAACTTCACGCTCGACGTTCGTGACCACGACTTCCATCCGCGCCCGCCGTTCGACAACGTGGGGACCACGCCCAACGCCGGGGCAATCCGGGGCATGGGGCAGTTGGTCAAGCAGAACGGCGACACCTCGTTTCTCGTCCAGTCGGCGGGCAACATTTACGAGTGGGATGGGATAGGCACGTTCACGCTCGCGGGCACCTGCGATGCCTCGGCCATGCTCAGGGGCTGGCGCTGGCATAACTTCACGCTGGACGACGTGCTCGTTCTCACCGACCTGAACGGCGTCAACCCGGTTCTCACCTGGAACGGCAAGACCTTGCAGGAGATGCCGCACAACCTGCCCGGAGATTTCTTCGCCCGCTACTGCTTCGTGCGCGACGAACGGGCATGGTACGCGAACGTCCGGAACTTCGTGGCCGTTCCGCACATGATCGTGGGCTCGAAACGCAGCGACTACAAGACGATCTCGATTTCCGACCGGCCCAGCACGTCGCTATCGGACGAAGACCCGTTCTTTTTTCTGACCCCCGACCTGAGAGCCGTAAACGGGCTGGTGGGGGCCCTGGGAACGGTCGTGGTTTCCTCGCTCGGCCCCGACGGGAACCTGTACAACATCAGCGGACAGTCGGCGCAGGACTACACGATAGACGACTTCTATGCCGGGTCCGGCGCCCTGGGTGTCGAGGGGCTGGCGTATGTCGGCAACGACATTCTCTATGGCCGCCAGGGGCGGATAGAAAGCCTGGTTTCGACCGACCGCTTCGGGGACGTGGAGTCTGACGATCTTTCGCTGGCGATCGGCGATACCGTCGCCGGGTTCAAACGCTGGCGGATCGTCTACAACTCGCGGCTGGACCGGGTGTATTGCGAAGCCGTGGGCGAAAGCCAGACCTGGGTTTTGCACAAGGGCATGGTCGGGGGTCCGCTGTCGCCGTGGTCGAAATGGACGACCGCGCACGCGCTGGCCTTCAACCCGGTCTGCATGATGAACCTTCTGGACCCGGTGACGGGCCTCGAATACGTGTGGATGGGCGACACCTCGGGGAACCTCTACCGTCTTGAGGGAACCGGGCTTTCCGGGGACGCGGGCAGTGAAAACGTGGTTGCCGAGCGCGTCTCCGGCCTCATGTCCGCGCCCCTCGATTCCGAGGCCTATGAAATCGAGGGATGGGTCAAGTACCGGAAGGCCGATTACGCATCGACGCTGACGCTGACCTTCGAATTCGCGGGCCAGACGCTGTTCGACCAGGAATTGACGATCACGCTGCCCGCGGGCACGGGAGGGGTTTACTTTGGCGGAGGTTCTTCACAAGCCTACTTCGGAGGAAGTTTCTATTTCGGACTCCCCTTCGGCGGGCGCGTCACCCGAAAACGGTTCCCGGTCCCCGGACAGGGAAACGAATTCCAGATCCGGACCAGGGTCGAAGGCACGGCGGATTTCCGGATCAACGAAATCGGCGTCCGCTTCAAGGCGGCTTAACCGCGTTCTTTCCCGGTTTTCGCATTCCCGTCCGATAGAGGACGCGGACATCAAGTACGCCGGGGCGGCGTACAAGATGGGGAAGCTGGGGACGTTCGGCAAATATTTCGAACCCGGCCTGTCGCCAGACGAATTCAAGACCGCTTTCACCGACCATGTTTTCGCGCACTATAACGCGGTCTGGACGCTGTTCGGGGACACGCCCAGGGGCCGCCACGCGGTGGGCATGGTCATGGGCTGGGTGCACTTCGAAACGGTATTGATCGTGCTGGAGATCGTCTGGTTCCCGTGGGCCAGCCCGCGGAACGTGTTCGAAGCGTTTGCGAACTGGACGAATGCCAACCGTGACGAGATCACGATACTGGATTTCACCATGCAGGGAGACCGCCCGTTTTTCGGCAAGATGGTTGACCTCGGGCTAATGCGTCAGGTAGGGCGGGTTCACGACATCTACGAGGATGGGGCGGCGATGCTTCACCAATCAAGGCGTCCTGAGAAAGCGAGGGTGTACTGATGGCGGGATCAGCTATCGCGTCGGCGGTATTGCCTGCTGTAGCATCGGCAGGAACAAGTTTTGCGTTGAGCAAGGCTTTTGGCGGCGGCGGTTCTGCATCTCAACAGGTCGGGGCGAACCGTACCACCGGGACGATCTTCGGCAACAACCTGTCGCTCCTGGAGAGTCCGGGGAGAGGCTTGCAGATCAGGCGTGAGAACGCCACCGACCGCACGCTCGGCGCCATCGAGAACAAGGGACGGCTGACCGCCAACCGGATCGGCAATCTCCGCCGCACGGTTCCCGTGGGCATGAGCAAGTTCCGCCAAACGAGGCTGCTGGCCAACGAGCGTGCGCGGGAGCGTTCGGTCGGAAACCTGCGGGACAACCTCGCCCGGAGGCGGGTGCTGGGTTCGTCTTTCGGCAACGATGCCCTGACCCGCGCGGATCTCGCCTTTGCCGAGGAAGCGCAGAAGATCGAGGCGGAATCGTTCCTTCAGGAGCTCGACCTGAACCTTTCGCTGATCAAGGACGAAAACGACGTTTTCAACGCCACGATGGCCGCGCTGCTGGAGCAGGGGAATTTCGAAACCGGGGCCGCGATCACCTTCGCCACCGGGGCCTCGGCCGCGCAGTCCCGGATATCCGATGCGCTGGGGAACATCGCGGTAGCCAACGCGCAGGGCCGCGGGAAACTGTTCGGCGGCATCGCCGACGCCGTGGGCAGCGGCGTAAGCAAAATCCTGGGCGGCGTTTAATCCGGGCTTTCGCTTCAGGCCGCAAGCGATGTGTTCTTTGACACAAAGGGGATTTTCTGATGGCCGATGGACTGTCCGGTATCACGATGGGGTCGGCGTTCGACACCATGCGCGGGTTGGAGAAAGACCGGGACAAGAAGGCCCTGAACGCCCGGAAGCTGGGCCAGCAGGACCGGTTGCTCGACCTGAAAAACCGGGAACTCGACCAGCAGTCGGACAAGTTCCTCCGGGAACAGCGGGAAGCCGTATTCAAGAACTACGACGGGGTTCTCAAGGACGCGATCAAGTCCGTCCGGGACACCAGGGTCACGACCGAAGCCGGGAAGAAGGCCGTTGCCGAACACCGGAAGGTGCTGGAAATGATGTCCGCCCAGATCGCGCGCGTGGACCGCGCCGCGGCTCCCATGATGTCCGCCCGCCTGTCGGCATTCGACAGCGCGGTTGCGAACCTGCGGACGGAACAGGAACAGGCGGACATTGAGGCCAGCGCAGCGGGCAAGAAAACAGCCGCGCAGGAATCGGAAAAGCCGCCGCAGGTGCAGAATTTCATAAACCCGTCCACCGGGGAGCGGACCTTTGTCGATCTTCGCGCTGACGGGGCGAAGGACGATCTGGCCCGCCTGAAGGCCGGCGGCTTTGTCGAGTTCGGCCTGAACGTGCAGCCGACCGACACCAGCCAGGTCAACCTGACGGGCGAGACGAAGAAATCGATCCAGGATGTCCGGGGAAACCTGCGGGCGACCGCCGCTTCTCTCGAGGAGCTTTCCGCCACCGCCGCCGCCTTCAGGAAAACCCCGCAGGCGGGAGGTATTCTCGGGACGATCATCGAAAAGGGCGGCGGCGTCATCGAGCAAATGCCGCTGCTGAAGGGGATTACCAAGGGCGTCACGGGGGCCAGCCCGGCGGAGGTCGCGAAGGTCCGGACACAGGCCCGCGTTACCACCTCCCAGATGCTCTCCACGATCACGCAGGAGACATCCCGGTTCACGGACGAGGAACGCCGCCGCGCCGAACAGGCGTTGCAGACCCTTGAAGTCACGGCCTCCCCGGAGCAGATCGAGGCCGCGCTGACCACGGCCATGGACATCATGCACCGGACGGAAACCCGTGAACTCGACCGCCTTCGCATCGCGGGCAAGGTCGATCTTTCGACCGATGACGGGATCAGGGAAATGGGCCAGATCCTCATAAAGAACGGGTACACCGAGGAAAGCGCGATTGCCGCGGTTGTGCGCTTGATGGACAGGATGGGCCTCTGATGGCGACCGATGATTTTGCCGATGCCGTCCGCCAGCGCCGCGAGACTCTCGATATCGGCAGCGGGCAGCAAATCGAGCGCCCGACGGATTTCGCAGCCGGTGTCAGGGCGCGACGGCAGAGGGCCGCCGACCTTCGCGCATCGTCGGTTGTTCAGCAGGGTATCGACCCCGGCGAACTAGGCCCCTCCGGGTTTCCGGATTTCGGCGCGCGTTTCGATATCGGCCTGTCCGACACGTTCGATGAAAAGCGCATGAAGTTCATGGAGCGGTTCCCGGACGGAGACTTCATCATGGTTTCCCCGCCCTCCGGCGGACGCGAAATTCTCTACCGCAAGAACGGCAACGAGCCGTTTGCGAAGTTCGATGCGCCCATGCTGGAAAAATTCGAGCCGATGGGGGACATCGCGGATATTGCCGGCGATCTTCCGTCTGCGGTTGCCGAAGCGTTCCTCGTGCGCGGCGGACGGCTGGTAAAGCAGTTGTCCCGTGTTTTTCTGGGAGAAGTAGCCGGGCGGACGGGAAAGGAAGTTGTCGAGGAGCTTCGCGGCTACCAGAAAGAAACCATCAAGCAGATGGCGGGCCGGATCGCTCAGGAATCCCTTGTCGGCACGGCGGGGGCCGCGCTGACCATGGCAATCTCGGGGCCGCTTAATTTTCTTCGGGGATCATCGAATATCCAGGTCGTGCCGGGCTCGCGTCCCGCGCAGATGGCTGCCGAAACGCTTGGCCTGCCGCCCATTCTGCCGTCGCAGGTTTCGCAAAGCCCGCTCATCCAGAAACTCGGCCAGCAGGCGGCGGCCACGACCGGGACCATCAAGGCGTATGTCCAGAACCAGCAGCGGCAGATGGTCAACACCCTTCGCGGGCTGAGGGACGCCGACCGGGCTTCGCTGTTGCGCGGGGACCTGCAGAAGCTCCATGAGGACGCCCGCCGCCAGGTCATAGAAGGCGCCCGGCTTTCGGACAAGACGCTACGCGATGGCGGGAAGGCGGTCCAGCAGGGCATTCAGGAATACGACGATCTCGCCTCGACCGTAGTTCGCAAGTCCTATGACGATGCGCGGAAAATCGAAACCCCGGAATTCGATCACTCCCCCGCGCTCGCGGTGGCGAATGAAATTGAGCAACGCGCGGCAGCCCTCGGGGAGAACCTATCTCCGGAAGTAACCGATGCCGTCAAGCGTTTGAAGTCGTTTGACCCAGACGAACCACCGATAGAGCTGGAAAGTGGGGCGATAATTGACGCCACGGAACGTCTCCGCTCGATCCGTTCGGCATTGTGGGAAGCCAAAACGCCGAATCCCGGAGAAATCGTTCGTGCGGAACATGAGGTGGCCGGGAAAATCTATGCGGCTGTCACGCATGTTTTACAGAATCCGAAGAATTCAGCACCGGGGTTTGCCGAAGCATGGGCAAAGGCGAACGCACTGGCGGCCCGTCGTTTTAAAACCATGGAGCAGTTGCTTGTCATCCGCGCCCAGCGCGACGAAACCCCGACCATGCTTGCGTCCCGCCTCGCACAACCCCTGCAGCAGGATAATATCCTGGTGCTGAAAGAGGTTTTGCCCGAAGCGCGGTTCAATGAATTCCGGGATGCGGTTAAGGCCGATTTCATCGACGCCCGCAACGTGGACGGGCTGACCAAGCGTCTGGACAGTTTTGACAAGCCGACGCTCGACACCCTCCTGTCCCCGGCCGAACAAGCAAATCTCAGAAATGTCGGGCGGCAAATCGACCGGCTCAATCGGATCGGCATCAAGGAACTGGCGGAGCGTCAGGTTCGGACGGCCGCGGTCATGGACGATCTCATCAACGGCAACAGTACAGCCGCGATTTCCCGTCTCCGGGAAGCGGCGTCCCCGGCCCAGAGGCAGACGATCCGTGCCGCGCTCATGGAAAGGGTATCCCGGAACGCCACGGTCATAGACGAGGGCGTGCCGGTCGTCGACGCGAAGGCGCTGCGGGCAGAGATAGGGAAACTACGCGATACCGGGGCGATCCGGTTTCTCGGCCTTAGCGACGTTCAGACGCTCAGGAACCTGGACAGGTATGCGGAGTTCGTGGCCGTCAAGCCGGATGCGGGCGGGGCCATGCAGACGGCCTCCACTGCGGCGGGCGCGCTGCAACTGCGGATGAGCGCGATAACCACCTATCTCCATAACCTCACCTTGGGTCGGCTGCTTGTGAGCAAGCCGTTCCAGCGCATGGTAACGGGTTCGGGCAAGAAGCCCCTTCCGTACAACAGCCTCCGGGTGATGGGCGCGATCCTAGCGGACGCCGCCAACGACGCCGAACAGCAGTAAGAGCCCGGCGATCACGGCGGCCGGGGCCGCCAGCTGAAAAGCGATATCGAAAACCCAGAGGGCGAGCAGTCCAAGAACTGCCGAGATGTCCTTGATCGTCTCCATCCTGCATATATAGGAACTCCTGCTCATGGGCACAAACCCGTATAGCGAACAAACGGCCTCGGGCTACAACTCGAATCCGCCGGCTGACGACGGCACGGAAGTCGCATCGAACCGGGTTGACTGGGCGACGATCAAGAGCAAGCTCGCGGACCCGCTCAAGACCCTGATCGACGCCGTTGACGACGCGGTAAACGCGGCCTTCGCCAGCCTGGTCGACAACGACCAGTTCCACGTCCGCAACGATTATTCGGCGGCCGTGGACGGGTCTACCGACGACTCGACGGAGATTCAGGCGGCCATCGACGCCTGTATCGCGGCCGGGGGCGGAACGGTCATATTCCCGCCGGGCGTCATGGCGGTTTCGACCGAGCTGACGGTCAACAGCGCGGTCGAGATCAAGCTGCAGGGCGCGCACCAGCGGGGCTCGACGCTGAAAGCCACGTCCTCCATCGCGTCGATCCTGAACGTACAGGCTTCATGTGTGGGGCTGATCGTCGAGGATCTGGATTTCGACTCCGATACGCAGACCGCCTATGGGGTGGAGATCGACAGCGGGGCAACGGATATTACGCTCCGGGGGTGCAAGTTCCGGGGGTCTGCTGCAAATTCGTTCCTGCTGCAATGCCCGGGCGATTTCGTAACCCTTTGGGATTGCGACTTCGTGGCATCCAACGCGACACTGGCGGCTGTTCGTCTGGATGGGGCCTCGAATGCTTTCCGCTGGTACGGCGGGACGGTTTCGGGGACGGGGCGCGGCCTTCGCACAATCGGCACTTTGAACGACAGCGAGGGCATCCGCCTGATCGGTGTTCACTTCACGAACACCGGCGCGTGGAACCTGTCCATCGACGAGGTGTTCGACTTCGTGGCCGAGGGCTGCACGTTCGACCAGGCTTCTACACAGGCCTGCCTGCATGGGCTCAATGCCGACCGCGTGACCTATATCGGGTGCTATTTCGGCGCGCCTGCCGGGAATACCACGTCGGTTCTGGCCGATATCGGGGCGACCACGGGCAGCGACTTCGCCTTCATCGGCTGCCGGTTCAAACTCGGGGTTACGGCCATCAAGGCAACCGCCACGGCAACCGCCGGACAGTATCTCGACGGGCTTACCGTCATCGGCTGCTGGTTCCAGGACCAGGACGACGTCACCATCGCGCTCGACAGCGTGGACAACTGCATCCTTTCGGGAAACATCGACAAGGGGACGCCGACGAACGGCTCGTTTACGACTGCCTCGACCAACGGCAGCTCCAACGGCGTCTACAGTATCGGCAACAACCACTGGCACACGGCGAACCCCGGCGGGTTCGATACGTCCGCCACCTATCATTTCTCCGGCGGCAATACCGGGCACGTCAAGCTGCGCGGCTATTACGAGTCGGCGGAAACCTCGCTCAACAACGACGCGCAGATCACGTTCGCGCACGGGCTGGGGCTGGTTCCCAAGCGGGTCGAGGTCATTATCCGGGCCAACACCGCCACCGCGCAGGGCTGGGCGGACAACGAGGAAAGCCTGTTTCCGCTGCACTGGCACGGCGCGGCGATCGATGACGGGGTGGATGTCACCTACGACGGGACCAACGTCTATATCACGCAGGGCGCGGCTATCCAGCTTCTGGACCATACGTCGTTCAACGACGAAACAATCACGCAGACGGAGTACGACTGGGTGGTGCGGGCCTATCTGTAAACCGCATGTTCAAGCATAGTGGCAGGTAGCCGCGCAACAGGAGTCCTGCCATGCCCGACCCGCAAAGCCAGATAGACACCCGCGCCCTCGAAGTGGCGGCGGAAGCGAAGGCGATCGCGACCGAAACCCGCGACGGGGTCTTTCGCGAGCTGGAGAAATTCGAGCGCACGGTCAGC